TGCGAAAACCGAATCGGATCCAGCGGAATTTTCGCCATCACCAGCGGCGAGATATCGCCCGAAGACATGCCGATATCGTGCATGATCCCGGAAACGGACATGCTCCTGCGCGGGCCGGTCGTGTTCTGCAGGCGCTGCGGCCATGAACTTGCAGCAGTGTATGAGGACGATTTAAAGGCCGTGAAGAAGTCCATCGTCCTGCCCGGGGGTGACTGGTTTTGAACCGATACCTCTGCAAGTGCGGCCGGGCGGTAAATAAAAGCACAAATGCCGACAACACAGGGAACCGGGAGACGGAGGGCTGCGAGGGCTGCCCGTATCTGATGCCCTGGGGGGCGACCGAATGGGACCATACACGGCATGCAATGGTTATGGACGTAAAAGGGTATGAATGCCGCATGTCGCCAACTTTGGAATACCGTACAGAATTACACGGCCATCTTGACGATAAAACGACCATCCGAATCATAAGCCTGGATTTTGATTTTCTGGAGCGTGTGAGCGATTGGGTAAAAGAGCATTATCCCAATGGCGAGCTTTCCGGCGGCTTCTCCCGGGACCGCATCCGGCCGGCGGAATATGTAGACGAAGGACGGTATCGGTATACGCTTGCCTGCTCGCAAAACAAAAAGGGAATTGCTGCGAAGCGTGCCCTATGGGCTGAATTTTTCGATGAAACCTTTCACCGAAAAGACATGGACGCTGATGCCGAAAAGCAAAAAATCCTGCGCGATATTGAGCAGGGAAAGGCAGCGGCACACAAAGACGCTGCCGAGATGGATAAGGAGACAAACGCTATGCTGATATACAGAGACCCAGCCACGGGCTGGCTGTACCGGGTAAGCCCGCAACCGGAACACGGCTCATATGTGATGCAGTACCGTGACCCGGCGAACAGCGCCACCTGGAAATGGTGTGCGAATTGGAATATCGGAAACATCTATCGCGAAAGCCTGGAGGAAGTTTTGGAGGCCCGTGCGAAACGCGACGGCTGGGAGCTGGTGTCCGGTCCGGCGAGCAGCGAACCTCCGGAGGTTGTAGATGAGGGAGAAGAGTATTCACCTTGTGACACTTGTCGCTGCCCGGATTGTATTGAAAGCTCATGTCCGCAGGCTGGATGTGATAAGACGGACGGAGGCTTCGGGTGCTTTGCACCATACGAAGAGTGTCCGGCGCCGGCAGAAGAGACGTGTCCGGACGAAAGACTGGAGAAGGAAGTGGGAAAATGCAAAAATCAATCTGTCCCGAATGGGGATGCTGCTGCGACCACGGCCGGGAGTGCTGCGCCGGAGCCAGCGGAAACATCGACCACCCCGACGGATGCAAACACCTTGCCGGCCCCCGGCTGCCCTGCGGATGCTGGCAGTGCGACACAAAGCCTGTCCGCTGCTGGGCCTGCCTCTTTGGAAGCGGAGCCGGAGGCCACGCCCTTTGACTACTCCGGACTGGACGCACAGACGGTGGCCACGCTGCACAGCGCAGAAAATATCATACGCAGCGCCCGAAAGGAATACGTCATCAAGGTGGCCGACGCGGTGGGCATGGCTCATGATGAGCTTGTCGCAAATTGCGACAAGCGCGGTAATCAGTATTCTGAAAATACTTTCCGTGCATGGTGTGCCAGCGTAGGGATTGGAAAGGATGCCGCCTACCGGCTACTGCAGGTCAGCAATCTTCTTGAAAGCAGTACTCCAAACGAGCAGAAAATTTTGAAGCAGGCCAGCCCTTCGCTGCTCTACGCCGCCGCCCGTCCATCCGCAGAGCCAGAGGCCGTTGAAGCGCTCAAAGGCGGCGATATCACCACACACAAGCAGTACAGGGAACTGGAGGCCCGGCTGAAAGCCGAACGCGAGGCGCGGGAGAAGGCCACCGCGGAAGCGGAACGCCTGCGCTACGCCAATGATGCGCTGCGCGACGAAGCTGCCACAGCCCGGGCACAGGCAAAGCATGCGCAGGAAAAAGCGGATGCACTGGAAACAAGGCCGGTGATAAGCGAGCTGTTCGATGCCAAGGAGCGCATCAAGGAATTGGAGGCCCGTCCTGTGGAGGTAGCGGTCCAGGAGCCAGACCCCGCCGAAGTGGAACGTCGAGCCGGTGAAAAAGCCCGGGAAATGACGTCTATGCTGCAAGCGCAAGTGCGTGGCATGCAGGAAGATCTGGACGACGCACGGAAAATCATTGACAGTGCAGAGAGCGCCACATATATGGTGGCAGCGGAATTTGCAGTAAACGCTGCGCAGGTACTGAACGGCATTCGGGCCTCGTTTTGGGCAGTTGCGAAAGAACTTTCCGATGAAGATTTTTCAAGTGCCGCGGCGCCGCTTCTTGAAGCTGCAAACCGCATCGTGGATTGCGAATGGGATGATGACGAGGAGGAACAAGAATGAGCACTATTATCAAAACAAATTATGTCGCTGTGCAGCTCGCTGACCGAAACCAGCCCGGCATATACAGCGGTCGTGAATATACGTATATTGCGGACAAAAGGCTTGCTGTGGGCGATATCGTCTATGCAGACACACGCCTGGGCGGTACTTTGGCAAAAGTCGTGGCGGTGGACGTGCAGGAACACACGATTGCTCCGAAAATCCGCCCGCTGCTGAAGCACATCACCGACGGTCCGCTGCCGCCGGATAAGGTTCCTCAGCCACGTCCTCAAGCGGTCACGCAAATGACGCTTGGTTGAAAAGGGGTGAATGATGTTGAAAGTTGTGAAACTGCTGAAGCTGTACGTCGAAAATTTTCGCGGCATAAAGAATTTTGTACTTACTCCCGACGGGCGCAGCGCCACAGTACAGGGGGGCAATGGGACGGGAAAAAGCACGTTGATGGCTGCTTTTCTCTGGCTCTTGACAGGTAAGGACGCACAGGGCCGTGAAAATTACAATGTGTTTCCGCTGGGAACAGACGGGAACCGCTTGTCCGGCTGCAGTCCTACGGTGACAGCTACTCTCTCAATGCCGGACGGGCACACGCTCGTTCTGCAGCGTTCCATATGCGAACGCTGGACGAAACGTCGCGGAAGCGCCGAGACGGAATATAACGGCGACGAAACGCGCTATTTCATCGACGAAGTTCCCGTGAGTGCAGGGGAATATAGCTCCGCCATTTTTGGTGTGTTCCCGGAAAAGTTGCTTCCGCTGCTGCTCAATGCAGTCTGGTTCTCGGAGCAGACAAAGGACTATAAAGAGCGGCGGCGCCTTCTGCTGGAGCAGTTCGGCAGCCTGCAGCCGACGGACGTATTTACTGCCAATCCAGAGCTTTCCGATTTGGAAAGCATGCTGGGGACGCATTCAGTGGATGAATTTTCCCGGATCTGCACAGAACGCCGTAAGCGGTATAAGGATTCCCTGTCGGCGTTACCCGCGCGCATCGACGAAAACCGAAAGCAGCTGCAATCTATGTCCGACGCCGGGGACATCAAAAACAAGCGCAGCAAGCTCAACGTTGAAATTGCCAAACTGCAGTACGAGATCGAGCACACGACAGCGGACGCTGTGCAGCGGCACAACCAGCAGGAACTTGAAAAAGTACGGCAGTATCTGGAGATGATCCCCAATAAGCGCCGCGTGCTGGAGGCGTCCGGTAATGCGGGATGGCTGGAAGAGCACAACCGTCGTGTTGATGACGCTGCCCGTGGAAAACAAAATGCAATGTGCCGAGCGGAAACGCTTGCCGCAGAACTTCGCGTCTTGAATCTGGAACGGAACCACCTGGCTGCCGAACGTGACCGTCTGCGGGTTGAATGGGTGGAAGTGAACGGGTCAGTACCCGACATTGCGCAGACATGCCCGACCTGCGGACAGGCATTGCCTGCGGAACTGGTGCAGGAGGCGCAGGAGAATTTTAATGTTTCCAAATCTGAACGGTTGTCGGATATTGCGGCCAAGGGTGCCAAAGCCGCTCAGGACGTCGAGAAAATGGAGAAAAAAGCGGCACGCTTGCGCGAGGACCTGGATACATGTGAGCGTGCCGCCAAGGCGGCAGCCGCAGCCTATGATATGGTGATCGCGGAAAAGCCTCCTGTAACACAGATGGGACTTTTCGCGGAACTGGATGCGGAGGAAACGAATCTGAAAGCCAAGGCTGAAGAATTGCGGCAGGCAATCCAGGCCAGCGCCCAAGCGGCCGAACAGGTTGTTCAGGAAAAGCGCCAGAAACTGGCAGACATGCAGGCTCAATCCGATGCAATGACCTCACGGCTGGCGGAAATCGACCGCAACGCGGCGCTCGAAACCCGTATCCAGGAGCTTGAAGCAGAACAGCGTGACACTCTTCATCAATTGGAGGAAGCGGAGCGCGGGCTGTCTATGTGCGAGGAATATACCCGCACGCTGGTGACACTTCTGACCGAGCGCGTCAACAAGCATTTTCCCACGGTGCGCTTCAAACTGTTTGAGCAGCAGAAAAACGGCGGTCTGCGAGAGGTCTGCGAGGCAATGGTGGACGGTGTTCCATACGGTGCTCTGAATACCGCGTCCAAAATGCAGGCGAACGTGGAGATCGTGCAGGCATTCAGCCGGGCGGCGGACATTTCGCTCCCGCTGTTCCTGGATAACCGGGAGAGCGTTACCGATTTAACACTGCCGGATGAAATGCAGGTCATCAATTTGAATGTGATCCCCGGCGAAAAACTGGGGCTGAAAGGGGATTAAAGTATCATGGCGGAAAATAACGGAACCGCAAAAATGCCGGATTATCGCACTATCGTACAGAAAACAGGGGCCGCATACATCCCATTGGTGGAAAAACAGATTTCCAATGGTGGTTCGGTGGACCTTTATCAACATCTATGCATGGAAAACGCGCTGACAATGATGCACGAAACAGCCGTTGGAGCGGGCCTTGAGGGAATCTCCGCGCTTCAAAAAAGTGAAATCATGCAAATTTTGCAGCAGGTGGCTACGCTCCGCTTGAACGCATTTTCGAGACCGCGGGAATGTTATTTCCAGACGCGCAAGAAAAAGCAGCCGGATGGGAACTGGACAACCTCCATCGAAATGGGCATTGAGGGAGATGGCAACGACGTCATTCTGAGAAACTTTGGCCATGGCGTCGAAGAGGTATATCCATATTGGGATGTTCATGTAGATGATGAATTTACTTATCCCGTACACCACGGAATCGACGTAGAGCCGCCCACCTGGAAACGCTGCGGCACTGGAAAATATGCCCGCGTCGTCTATCCTGTACGCTTCACGGACGGCACCGTGCGCTATTTCATCAGTGAGCGCGCTGAAGTCCGTGCGAACTTGGTCGCCCATATCAACAACAACATGATGAACGAAACCTTCGGCATTGCAGAAAGCCGTTACAAGGCCACGCTACAGCAGAAACAGCAAATTGATGCGCGTAAGTCCGAGCTGAAAGCTCTGATGGATGGAAGGGACATCGACGAGATCCTCGACATTCCTGAACTGAAGCCATACATTTCCCCCGCTTGGATGGAGGGGAGCCGTGAGCGGATGATTTTGCGTAAAATGCGCAACAATGCGGTCAAGCCTATCCCGAAGGATTTTGCAAATGAACTTTCCTTGTCCGCCTACTACAAAAGCATGGCGGTATCGGAATCCGACAACACCATCGACGCCGAATATCGTGAAATTCCTGATATGGATGATCTCCCATCCGGCCCGCAAGAAGTAGAAATGCCGCCTGCGGCACCGCCCCGCTCCGAGCCTGCACCTGCACCAGTGGAGCCAACCAGCAAAGTAGAGCAGGCGACCCCGGCGGCTCCGCCCGTTACCACCGCTCCGTTTTAACGGTGAGGCTGTATGGAAATAAAGACACTGGCCAGCGGTAGCACAGGCAATGCATATCTGGTGGGCGATGGAACCACCACACTCCTGTTGGAATGCGGTATCTCAATGCGTGAGCTGATGCGACGGAGCCGCTTCACACTCTCCCGGGTAGACGTCTGTCTCATCACACACGAGCATGGCGACCATGCACGGGCGGTTCACGACGTGATGGCACGCGGCATCCCGGTTTACTGCAGCGAGGGGACGGCCGGATTCTTAGGAATACATGAAAGCGCTGGGTATCATCGGGTACAGCACGGACAGCGGGTTGACATTGGGACATTTGCCGTGCTCCCAATGTCGACATACCACGATGTCGCAGAGCCGTTGGGGTGGTTATTGGAATCCATTCGCACCGGTGAGCGACTAGTATTTTTGACAGATACGAGCCGCGCCGAAGATACTTTTCCGCCGCTTGACCACATTCTGATTGAATGCAACCACATGGGAACCGAAAGCATGGCGGATACCAACGCATATCAGGCACAGCGTATAATCGACAACCACCTGAGTTTACAGGAGTGTATCGCTTTTCTGACACACCAGAACTTGAGCCGCGTGAAAGACATCCGATTGCTCCATATAAGTCGCAGGCACGGCGACCCCGACGCTATGCGCCGGGCCGTCGCCGCGGCCACCGGAAAAAGAATCATCATTGCAGAGGAGGAAATATAATATGGCATACATTGAGCACGATCAGTTGGACGCCCAACTGAAAAAATTAGAGAATGTCTGCGCCGAAAATGGGTTTACGTATAAATTTCTTCGGGACAAGTATCCGGTAAGAATCATCATTAGCCCAGATACCAGCATGGATGGGCAAATCAGCATGCTGGATAATCCCGTGGGATACAATTCACGCGATTGCTCGATTTCGTTTGTTTTTAACGATGGCGACCTTACAGAGGATTTCGGGAAAGGCGGCGGTCTTGTTATAAAAGACAGTCTCCTTATGAGTTTTCGGAGGATTTGCAAAAAAATAAGCGCACTCTGGATGAAGGTAGTGTTTATCAATTTGTCGGAAACAAAAAAGTTAGCGAATAAAATGCAAGGCGGCGGCACGAATGACAGCATCGCGCAGGACCCCGAATTTGAGGTCATAGGAGACGGGGAAATTCTTGCCGATGAGAATGTCGAAGCCGATGGAAACAGCGCTCCTACGGCCGCACAGGCGGATGCAGCGGACGATTCCGCCAGCGGCAACGATAACGAGTAAAGCGAGGACGAACAATGCCGGACGACGCCGAAAAATCAAAATACATCCCGATGTTTTATTCGTATATTGAACAGCTTGGGCTGTTGTCTCTGGAACAGGTCGGCGCTCTGGTTATGGCGCTGTTGGTGTATGGCCGCGATGGTACTCAGCCCGATTTCCCAAAGGATGGGAACGTATATATGGCATTCTCTTTTATCGCAGACAATTCGATGCGCGCTGAAATCCGCCGGCAGGAAATTGTTGAAAAGCGCCGGGAGGCCGGACGCATCAGGGCTGCATCCGCAGAAAAAGACGAAAACGGACGCTTTGTCCAGCAAAAAGCCAGCAAAAAACCAGCACTTTCCAGCAAATCCAGCACCGACCAGCAAGTCCAGCTATACAAATACAAATACAATAACAAAGACAATAACAATAACAATCGTCGTATACGCGCGCACGCATACGCGAACGACGACGGGTTCGACGATGGTTGGTCAGAGAGAGAACGGGAGATCGTCGCCTTTTGCCGTGAGGTGGTGAAGGACATAAAGCCCGAGCAAGAACGAAAGGTCCTTGCTGCCGCCGATGGTATGGAGCTGGGAATGGTCCTGGACGCTATATCCATCGCCTACGAAAAAGGATGCAGTTCTCCCGATTACATTGTGAGCAGCATTGAATCACAGCGTCACCAGCCTGATCGCCGCCCCGGAAAGATATAATACAGCGCCCGCCCGGCCAACCACCGGGCGGGCATCGTCAAGGAGGACAGTATGGAAAGAGTAATTTTTGAGGTCCCGGGAAAACCACAGGGCAAAGGGCGCCCCCGGGCCAGTGTTGTGGGTGGACATGCCCGCATGTACACCCCCGCCGGCACGGCTTCGTATGAAAACAAAATCATGCTTTGTTACCAGCAGAGACATGCCGGTGTTCGATTCGCACCGCCGATTGTCTTGGAGGTAGATGCATATTTTGCAATCCCCAAATCCTATCCGAAGAAAAAGGCTGCATTGTGTAGCCAAAATATCCTCCGTCCCACATGTAAACCGGACATGGACAATATCGCGAAAACTGTGGCCGACGCATTGAACGGTGTAGCCTACCGCGACGACAGTGCCATCGTAGAGCTGCGCGTGGCCAAGTGGTACGGAAACCTGGAGCGTCTGGTGGTGCATGTATCAGGGGATCTCGAACCAGAGGAGGAAGTAGTGGAGGGATTACATCATGGTTAAATCCAGAGAAGATAGCGTAATCGAAATTTGGAGTACGGAGTATATAAACCGCGATGTAAATCGTCTTCAGGAGGACATTTGCGCAACGATTATCCAATGTGAGCCCGGGAATACTTCGGGCGATTATATCGTCGAAGTCGTGCGGAAGGAGCATCCCGACCATGAGTAAGAAAAAACGTTGCCACTCAGAACGCACGCGACTTGGGAGAAGACAGGATGTAGCAAAAAGCTGCTTCAATTGCGAACACTTCTTGTATTGTGGCGATGGAGATCATGTTTGTGATCTTGAGACTTCAGCAGGTGCTATCGTGCAACCACTCATCGACGAATGGGACCCTACAGAACACTTTTTTTATTGCGGTGGAAAGAAATGGAGGCGTGGATATGCCGATTAAGAACTACACCACAAAAATAGACGTATTCGAAAGCCTGGGAGAAATACAGGGCGCGCTTGCCCGGAACGGCGCGCGAAAAATCATGGTGGATTATGACGACCGGGGACGGCCCGTAGGAATTACTTTTGGTTTGCAAACCGTGCAAGGCGGGATGCTGTTTCAGCTTCCTGCAAACACGCCGGGGGTTATGGCTGCTTTTGAGCGGCAGAAAATTCGACCGGACGTCGAGCAGGCGGAGCGCACGGAATGGAGGAATATTCGAGATTGGATACTGGCGCAGATGGCGTTTGTAGAGGCGGGCAACGTACAGGTGGACGAAGTGTTTTTGCCGTACATGACGGATGGTAAGGGCCGCACACTGTATCAGGCGTACCAGCACGGGCAGCTGATGCTCGGGGACGGCCAGCGCCGGGAGGGTTCACAATGCGAGAAATAGCAGTACATGAGTTTAAAAAAGTGCCGCGGAATTGCTCCACATGCCTATATGGTGGAGGCATTGGCTGCGGGAATGCGAATGTAGGAAAAGAGTATCTGGCCTATTTGTACGGATTGCGAGAATGCCCGCATTATTGGCTCCC